CCAGGTACTGCTAATACAGGACAAGTGACATTTTCAACTAATGTTGTAGAGGGTACAGGTTATGAACTAGGACTCAGTCCAGGACCAGATTTTACTACTGGTGATGAAACAAACCCTGGACTAGAACTTGGGCCACAATACTTTAGAGTAAGAGGTGGTGATGACCCAACGCACTTACATTTTGATACTACAAATAATAATGTATTTGACCTATATGTAGGCAACGATAGTAAGTACTTTAAATTAAGTAAAGACGGTCCAGCAGTTATTGGTACAAATAATCATACTGTAAGTTTCTACGATGGAAGTATTACATCTAATAAAACCGCTAATTTAGAAATACTAAGACCCTACGGCATAGATGCTCCAGCATCAAATGAAAATCCAGATAACGATGCTACAGACCCAGATTATGTCATATGGTTAGTCAAGGCTGATTATGCTAACTATGCTAATATCACTACAAGTTGGACTGTAGAAATGTATAGCAATGGAGTACGATATGCTATAGCAGCAGTTGGTAATGCTGCTAATACCAACTTATATAGAATACAACTAGCAGATCAAACTGTGGTTATACCGTATAGAGCAAACTTAAAATTCTATCCACCAAATAGTGTTTGGCAGTTTAAAGATGATGGCATACTGAAACTACCAGCAAATGGCAATATTCAAGACTCCAATGGCAATAGTGTCACAGTAGGCGTATATGAAATTATTACATCCAACTGGAATGCAGTGGCAAGAAAAATATATTGGGTTAAATATACCTCAGGTGCAGGATTTACTATGACATTACCGGCTAGCCCAAGTCTTGGCGATTGGATTAAACTTTATGACGGCGAACTTAAATTTGGTACTACTGCTCTTACAGTTAACGGCAATGGCAATAATATTAGATTACCAAATGTTTCTAATCCACCAAATGTAACTTGGAATACATCTACTAGCACTGCCAGTATTAATCAAACTTTGTCTACTCCTCTTGGGCCTTTCCCAATTCAATTTGTATGGGACGGTAGCGTATGGTCTGTAACTATGTAATATTAAAATCATTATGAGATAAAATTATGCCAACAGTAAATTTACAAACAATTAATTTAGGTGGATATGCCAATGATGGTACAGGTGATGACCTACGTACAGCATTTGAAAAGGTCAATGCTAACTTTGCAGATATACAAAGTGTACTGCCCAGCAGACTTATTGAAGATCCAAACCCAACACTGGGTGCAAACTTAAACTTAAACGGTAGAAATTTATTCAGTGGTCAACCTGTAGTATTAAATAGTAGCAAGTTTACAGTCACTGGGCCAGTACAGGCTACAAATTTTATAGGGCCAGTTAATACTATTAGTAATCATAGACTAACAGGATTATTGGATGTTGAATACATAAAAGAACCTATTGATGAAGATGGTCTAGTATTTAGAGATGGTATTTGGCAACCAGGACCTGTAAACGCTGCATTTGCTACTATTGATGGCGGCGCTGCATCTACTATTTTTAATTTAGAAGAGGGTGCTGTAATTGACGGAGGCCGTGCAGACTAAACCTAGTCGGAGGCTTTTTGAAGATAGCTGTAATAACCAGTTTATCAGGACTTAACTCAACATTACGTGATCCCAGCAACGATGGATTTGAAGGCGTAGACTACTATGCTTTTGTAGATCGTCTACACGATGTAAGGGTATGGAGACAACGTCCTATTATAGAATTTAGCAAGGATCCACACTACGCAGCACGACGTAATGCTAAACTACCCAAAGTGCTAGGTTTTATGATGGTGCCAGGATATGACTACTATATTTGGCACGATCACTACTGTGAAGTACAAACTGATCCAAGAGAAATAGTTGAGCAATACCTACAAGATGCAGAAATGGCTGTGTTCAAACACGCTCGTAGGGATTGTGTCTATGAGGAAATACATATTGTAGCATTGAGTAAGTTTGATAGTGTAGAAAGTCTCAATGCCATGCACGATGTATTCAGACGTTGTAACTGGCCTTCTCACGCTGGATTATACGAAATGACCAGCTTTATGTATAAAAATACACCCGCTGTGCAGGCCGCAATGTTGAATTGGTGGGATATCATAGTACAAAGTAGCAGTCGTGATCAGCTAAGTTTTCCTCTAGCAGCAGGTATGAACAACATAAAACTAGCAGTTTTACCAGGCAGCGCTCAACCCTATGGCGGTAATAATGAGTTCTTTCCCAGTGTTAGGGGTAAATTAGACAGCTAGAATCCTATAAATATACTATAGGATCCTAAAATGCTCGATATATGGAATGTTAAAAGTGGTTATAATTTTGGTACATTAATAGAAAATATACCAATCAATATACCATTGCCATTAAAAAATAATACAAATCCAATAAAATTTGAAATAATATCAGGAAAATTTCCACCTGGCCTAAGAATCGAAGGCAGGTCTATCAAAGGATCTCCAAAAGAAGTTATAGATTTTACTACATTTAAATTTTGTATTAGAGCCAGTTATAATAATGAAATCAGTGATCGTACCTTTTTTGTACAAATAGACGGTCCAGATCAACCTGTATTCATTACAGAAGAAGGACTACTACCAGTAGGTCCTAATCAAACATATTTTATTTTAGATAAAACACCTATAGAGTTTTTCATTCAAGCAGAAGATTTTGACACTGCTGCTGGTCAAGAGCTTAGATTTTTTATTAGCAGTGGAGATGGCTTATTACCACCAGGACTAACTTTAGACAGCAATGGCAGGGTGCATGGATTGATTAATCCGCTACCCAGTGTGTTTGTAAGTGATAGAACTGGCGGTTATGATGCTGTGAATTTTGATGCTTATGGCTATGACTTTGGCATAACTTCGGACAATGGCTTTGATACATTTAACTATGATCAGGTTACCTATGATTATTTTGCACCTTCTAAAGTACCTAAAAAATTAAATCGTAATTATGAATTTATAGTAACTGTTAGCGATGGACATTCGGAAATTAAAAAACGCAAGTTTAGGATATATGTTGTTGGTGAAGATTTCTTCAAAGCTGATAATACTATAATAAGAGCTGCATCAGGATTTTATCGTGCTGATAATACTGATTTAAGAATTCCTATATGGAGTACACCAGCTAACTTGGGCACTCTGAGAGCCAATAACTTTCATATTATTAAATTAGACATATATGAAGTAGTCAGTTATGGTGTAGTACAATATTATTTGGAACCTAATTTAGATCCTAAAGATCCTACTAGCCCAGCAAGTGTGTTGCCACCTGGAATGAAATTAGATATAGTCAGTGGTGAGTTATATGGTATAATACCTTATCAAGAAGATTATTTAAAATCTTATCAATTTACCATTACTGCTACAAGATTTGGCAGAGGTGAGGAAAGCGGTAGCGTATCTAAAACATTTACAGTTAAAATACTAGGTGAAATTGACAGTAATATGACTTGGGTTACTCCAGCTTATCTAGGCATTTTAGATGTGAACCTTATATCAAACCTAAAAATACAGGCATCAAGTAGCTTGGCTAATAACAAGATAAGATACACACTGATCAGCGGACAGTTACCGCCTGGTCTTACACTAGATTCTGGTGGGGAAATCATAGGAAAAATTAATCAATACAGTAGCCCTGGACGTAAAGGATTAACTACTTTTTATGACACTGTGAATGGTCAACGTGTAAGCAATCTTACTTTTGATAATAATCAAACCACAGTGGATAAGATATTTAAATTTGTGATAAGAGCCAGCGATCAAACATTATACAGTGCTATTGACAGAAAATTCATTATAGAAATCGGTACTCCTGATAATAAACTGTTTAGTAACATATATGTTACAACATATATGCCTTTGGATAAACGTCAATTATTCAACGATTTTATTAATAACGAAGGTATATTTCCTAGTGATCTATTGTACAGACCAACAGATATAAATTATGGAATACGTAGAGATTTAAGAATGTTAATGTTTGCTGGTATAGAGACTAGAGATGCTAACGAATATATCAGTATGATAGGTCTCAATCATAAAAAGAAAAGATTCAGATTTGGTGAAATTAAAAAGGCCATAGCCACTATGCCTGGTACAAGACAAACTGTCTATGAAGTAATATATGTGCAAATGATTGATCATCAGGATTTCAAAGATGATAAACTGCCAATGAATCTTACTGTTGATAATTTTAACAAAAGACATTTGGACTTGACTATAAAAATGGTCAAGGCCAATAATGTTATCAGTGCAGATGCTAGTAACTATTTTTGGAAGTCCAGTGATCAAAGTATGTATGTTACCAAAGAGCCAGCAGTTAAAAGACCTTTAGAATATATTACTGTTGATAGAAATGATCTACAGGTCAGTGATTTTAGAAGTAGAATTAGATATCCTAATACATACACTAACTGGCGTAAGAGAATTAAATCATTTAAAGATCTAGGAGGCACTACTGTAGTTAATCAACCTAAGTATTTGCCGTTATGGATGCGTAGTTTTCAGGAAAATAGACAGGATCTGGGATTTAATCTAGCACTACCTTTATGTTTTTGTTTACCAAACACAGGTGAAGAAATTTTATTAAATATCAAAAATAGTAATTTTGATTTTAAACGATTAGACTTTACTGTAGATAGATATATTATAGATAATGTAAACGGCTATGGTGCCGATAAATTCCTAGTATTTCAAAATAAAGAGGTTGTAGTATGAGCTTAATTAATGTAAGTGGTATAGATCAAAACTTTCCGGTGCTAGGAGAAGATAACCCTAGCCAAGGATTTAGAGATAATTTTGCAGCCATTAAAACTGCTCTTACCCAAGCTAAAAATGAAATAGATACATTAGAATCTACAACAGCCAAAGGTGTTGTAGTTACCACAGATAATGGTATAAAATATAATGACTTTAATGGCAATGTCATACAAGATGGTATTTTAGACTATACAGGATTGAGCTTCTTTCCTGGTGAAACTGATCTAACAGGCACACAGGTATTTTTGGATCTACGTTATGGACTAGTACAAAAAATTGGTGTAGTAGGTAATACTACGATAAAATTTAGTCATTGGCCAGAATATACTACTCAAGCAAGATATCATAAAGTTATATTAATGGTCAAATTTAATGTAGCACTAAGTGATCCTAATAGATTTAACTATAAATTAAAATTTACTACAGAACTTGGTGGATTAATTAAGGCATCAAATAATCTAGAATATGAAATGATTAATAATAAGCCTAGTTGGTTCCTAAGACCTAGTATTGAATTTGGTCGTATTACTACCATTTATAACATAGATGAGAATAAATTACCTATACCTGTTACTGCATCTGAACTAATTATACCTGTTACTAGTACAGATCATTTTCCAGATTCAGGAACTATTTTAATTGACAATGAACAAATTAAATATACAAGTAAAACTTCTACAAGTCTAGTAATTAACACTGCAAACGGGGGTTTAAGAGGTGCCAATAGTACAACACCAGCTACCCACGAAAATAACAGTGTAGTAAGACAATTACTTACAGATGATGTAGGAGAATATGAACACGTATTTGAAATATGGAGTTACGACCAAGGCGAAACAGTTTTTGTTAACTATATTAATAAATTTTTAGGAAAATAATGCATCCCTTAGTAGACTTAACAACATTAAATGATAAACAATTGGAAGAGAAAATCCAAGAGCTATCTAAAAAATATTTTATGCCTATGAGCGCAGAATTAAGAAATCAACTAGTCAATATGCTGGACATTTATAAAATGGAAATGCACAATAGAAGAATGAAAACATATGAAGAAAGTTTTCAAAAATCTGATGATAAAGGCCTTGACAAACTTGTTAATATAAATTAGTATACAGTATGAAAACTGATAAATTCGGGCACTGTCTATATGAAGAAAAGGATATATTAGAACTAATATATCAAAAAAACGATCATTATTTAGACAAAATTTTCTGTACTGAGGATGTGAATATAGATGCAATAAAGAAGATTGACACTTCTTTATACGATATGGCAGTAGAACAGTATGATAAGGTATGTCAAACTGAATGGCTCATGCCCGAGGAATATAAGGAATTTGATATCATAACTTGGTTATTCAATCAAATCCCACCTTGGGATGATGGTAATGATAGACTATTTGAAGAACTTAGAGAATTTGAATCAAGAAATATGATGTCTTTACTACGTTGGTTAAAATATTTTGTAGATACTTGTAGGAAAAATAACATAGTATGGGGAGTAGGTAGAGGAAGTAGTGTAGCCAGTTATGTATTATATTTGATAGGTGTTCACAAAATAGATCCTATTAAATACAATTTAGATTTCAGAGAATTTTTAAGATAGGAGACTGAGATGAAAGAACCAAAAAAAATCTATAAAAGCGCAATGGGTAAGGAAGTTGACATTGAAAAGCTTCGTAGTATGAATGAAACTGCTGTGGCAGTGGGTAATGCTAGAGTAAATGCCAGAGGCGACGAATTAGGCCCAGGTGGTAAAATTGTTCGCAAACGAGAAGAAATTCAAGGCGATTATTACAAAGGAAATAACTAAGAGGAAGGTATGATAAAAGGAAAAGTTACTCCAATTCGTGACCATATCCTAGTAGCTGATATGGAATTTGATTCTAGAACAACTAAGAATGGTATTTTTCTATTAAATGACGATGGTAAAGATACTGGCATCAGACCACGTTGGGGTCGTGTTTGGGCCGTAGGCGACGAACAAAAACATCTCAAAGTAGGTAATTGGGTATTAGTGGAACACGGCCGCTGGACTCGTGGCGTTAAAGTAGAAGATGAGAATGGTAACGAATCAGTTATTAGACGTATTGATAACGACTGTGTTATGGCTGTAGCCGATGAACGACCCAGCGAATTCTAAATGTAGCATTTGTCGTAAAGAGTATAGCCCTGCCTGTGATTATAGGCAGGGACGTTGCCCACATCATCCAAGTTTTCTTGACACGCATCACTTAAGATTTTATAATCTATTCACTAACTTTAAAAAACTTTTCAAGAGGCAAAAATGAAAGAACTGTGGGTAGAAAAATATAGGCCTAAAACTCTGGATGGTTATGTATATCAAAACAATATTCAGAAAAAACTGATCCAAACTTGGATTAAGGAACAATCAATACCGCATTTATTATTCAGCGGTAGTGCAGGAGTTGGTAAAACTACATTAGCCAAGATATTATTGAATGAACTTAATATTGTAGAATATGATATACTAGAGATCAATGCTAGTCGTACTAACGGTGTTGAAGATGTAAGAGATAAGGTCATTAACTTTGTACAAATGATCCCTTTTGGAAGTCCATTTAAAGTTGTATTATTGGATGAGGCTGATTACCTAAGCCCCAATGCACAGGCAGCATTGCGTGGAGTACTAGAAGAATATCACTCTAATGCAAGATTTATATTTACCTGTAACTATCCTAACAAAATTATTCCTGCACTACACAGTCGGTGTCAGGGATTTCATTTTGAAAGACCAGATCAGCTTGAATTCTTTAAGCGAGTAGAACACGTACTAATAGAGGAGGATATTAGATTCAGCGATGAAGTATTAGCTAATTTTGTTGCTGCTTATTATCCTGACCTTAGAAAAACTCTTAATACTGTACAACAAAATATTACAGATAATAAATTGCAGCTACCTACTAGTGATAGTGATGATTCTGCCGATTATAAACTTAAAATGGTAGAATTATTCAAAGAGGGTAAAATTAATCAAGCTAGAAAATTAATCTGTAGTCAGGCTAGGCCAGAAGAAATGGTAGACATTTATCGCTGGCTCTATGATAATATTAGTATGTTTGGTGATGAACAAAAACAAGATAAAGCTGTTTATATAATTAAACAAGGACTAGTAGATCATTCTCTAGTTGCTGACCCCGAAATTAATCTAGCTGCTACACTAATTAAATTGGCCCATGTTAATGACTGATAAACCAAATAGTGCTAAGGGTCGTACTAGTTATGATTCTACAGCAGGCGGAGGACTAATTAACTTCTTTAATAAGAATGTTACTCCTTACCCTACAGATATAGGTGCTCCAAAGTTTGATCTGATCCCTATTGAAAAACAAAAGGATCTAATGGTCAATGTAGCACGCCTACATGCTCAACAGGAATATCAACGTATTATGGATCTTGTAGCAGTGCTACAAAAACAGGCAGATCAAATCAAACGTAGGTTAGAAGTTACTGATGCTGTACACGCAGCTAAATATCAGTTTCAGATTTTTCATGGGAATACTTATTGGCTCTTGTACGACAATAAAGATAGCTGTACAAGATTAAGTTTATTAGGGCCTGATGATTGGTATACAGCAGCACCTAAAGAGTACGAGTATATAACTCGTGTTAAATGGCTGGGCGACTACAGCTGGATAGAAGTAGACGCCCAAGGCGAGCCAGTTAATTAATCACCGTATATTGATAACACCTCCTTCACGGCTTGATGGCGTTCGATATCTTTGGCTTCAAATCTAACGATATCGATATGCTCTGTTCGTTTATGTTTCCCGAGTAGGTTGCAAAATTCGACCAATCCATTGTCCTCTAGTCTATCTGCTTGTGCCAGATCACCTGTGACTACCATGCGGCTTTGGTCTCCTAATCTTGTCAGTAGCATTTTCATTTGATTTGCTGTAGCATTCTGCATCTCATCGGCTATGATCCAGGCACGTTTGAATGTGCGCCCTCTCATATAGGCCAAAGGGCTGATCTCAATCACACCCTCACTTAACATTTCTACTATATCTTTTTGACTATAATATTCTCCTAAAACGTCAAATATGGGCTTGGTCCATGGCTCCATCTTTTGATTTAATGTACCAGGTAAAAATCCCAAGTCCTCATCTACACTAACGGCGGGTCTTGTTACTATGAGTTTATCTACTTTGCCCTCTTGAAAAAACTTAATCCCTGCTTGAACTGCCAATAAGGTCTTACCTGTACCTGCTGGTCCTATAGCAAATAGTATACTATTTTCTTCATTTTGAAGTTTTTGTATATATGATTTTTGGGTTTCATTTCGAGGATACAAGTGTACCCTGCTGTTTTTTTGGGGGATAAATGTGGTAAAATCTATCACATTCACATTTGAGGTAAAGCGTTTTTTCACTCTTTTGCTCATCCAGTAACTCCTACTTAGAAAAGTAGGACTTGTAGTACCGCCCGATATCTACAGAGGTCCTACAATTTTATTTAATCTTCTACGAAATAATCATAAGGTTATAGTTGATTTCGCTCGCGATAAATAATACTAGTAATTACGAGCCCACTATGAAAGACATTTTAGACGTTATTCGCAATGTAGATACTATCTATAACAATAATAGCAGCCTAGCTGTGTTGAAAGACTTTGAGCGTGTCCTCGACGAAATGGACATTTATGTGTATAAAAACTGGTTAGATGGTGAACTACTTAGCGGCCCTAAGATCAGTCGTCATTGGGTTAGTGCTGAATTCATGTGGCCCAAAGATAAAATGCCTGATCCAGATGGTGCCCGACGTCTTATAGAGATTGGATGTAAAATAAAATATTCACGTGATGAAATGATAGAACCACGTAAAATACGCAGTCCAGATGACTTTAGACCAAATACTAAAAAGGGCAAACTTGACGCTCACCCAGTATGGGTAGTTAAAATCCTTATGCCTAAAAAACTAGTATTTGATATTTTTAATAGTTATATGGATCGTATTAGAGAAGAACGTAAAGGTGACGAAAAAAAACAACAGCCTAGTCCAATGGCGCCACCAATGGCACCAGCACCTATGGGAGGAGCACCAGCAGCACCTATGGGAGGAGCACCAGCAGCACCTATGGGAGGAGCACCAGCAGCACCCGTAGCAGGAGCACCAATGTAATGCTGAACGAAACATTATTAGCAGGTGATTTACAACTATTGGTCAGCAGTGTGGTGGAGATTGATAGCTATAAAAGCAAGATCGGTGAAGATGAAAAGATGGTGGTGCTGAGTTTTAATGTTGACGACAAAGAGCCAGCAGATGATCTAGCACGTTTTTTAGAACTAGGATTTGATTGGGTGGTGGATGCTGATGCTACTGATGGACCTTTAGACACTGGCAAATATAAAGTATTTGTAGAACTAGAGCGTAACAAACACGTTCCTGAAAGATTATTAAAGCTATTAGAAGCAGTTAAAAAACTAACTAACATTGAAAATTTTAGGTTTAGATATTATAAAAGTTTTAGAACACTACCTGCTGATGAGGAAAATATTAGAAATACTGTGCCGTTAGATAAGGATAGTTATTCCATTAGTGTGCAAGAAAATAGATTGAACAATTGGCGTAACTTTTTTAGTCGTAGTTATTTAGAAAATATTGAACTATTAGATGATGACATCACCTTTAAAAAGGTATTTGCAGAAAGTCTACGTATGAAGGTTAAGGAATTTGGTCCTAGTAAACAGGTTTATGAAAACTTAGGTGGACATATAGATATAGGTAGTAGTGCTGTGAGCGAAAGTATGTTCTTAACCAAATATATAGGAAATTATAACATTACCAAAATAGGAAATGCCTTTGTTTTTGAAAACGAAGGGCAAGCATTAGTATTGGAGAGAGCGAGATGAGTTTTACTTTTGATTTTAACAAAGAGCAACTTAAACAGATGATACCAGGTAATCCATATATTGATTATTGGTTCAATGCTTTACATACTATACTTCCAGAATATGAAATTAATACACCACAAAGAGTAGCAGCCTTTATTGCTCAGTGTGCTCACGAGAGTGGCGGATTCAAATTCCTTAAAGAAAACTTAAACTATAAAGCAGCAAGCCTACGCAAAGTGTTTCCTAAATACTTTCCAGATGATGCCACTGCTGCTGCCTATGCTAATAAGCCAGAAAAAATTGCTAATCGTGTTTATGCTAATCGTATGGGCAATGGAGACGAAGCAAGCGGTGATGGTTTTAGATATTGTGGCCGAGGACTTATACAATTAACAGGTAAAAATAATTATACATTTTTTGCTGGTAGTTTGGATATTCCTGTAGAAGAAGCCAGCGAATATTTGGAAACATTTGAAGGCGCTGTACAAAGTGGTTGTTTCTTTTGGGAAATGAATAAACTAAATACCTGGGCAGACCAGGGCGATATACTAACATTAACTAAGAAAATTAATGGCGGCACTATTGGCCTAGCAGATCGTGAAAAACATTATAAGCACGCCTTACACGTATTTGGAGTATCATAATGATAGAATGGATCATCACCAGTATTTTACTCAACTTACCCGGATGGTTTTGGTTAGTTAGTTCGGGTGTAGGATTCGCAGCATTTTTCTTTGCCAGTATTTTTAGTCATATTCCTCATCTACGTCCTTATATGACATTGGTCAAACCAATAGGTGGTTTAGTAATATTGGGTAGTGTGTTTATGTATGGTGGCACTGAAATCAATAATATCTGGGAAGAACGTATTAAAAAGGCTGAAGAGGCTATTGCTGCTAAAGAAAAACTTGCCGATGAAGCCAGCGAAAAGTTAGCCAAGGAAAACGCAGATAAGAGACGCATATTAGAAGAGGCTAATAAAAAACAACAAGAACTAACTAATAAACTTGGTCAGGCTATAGCGGCTGCTAGAAGTCAGCCTGGTGGCACAAAGACTGTAACACAGATTGTGGTTGAGAATTTAGGTGATGAAGAACGTAAAAAATACGAATCTATGAACGCAGAACAAAAAGCCAAGTACGAACAACAAATAGAAGAACTGGTCAAAAATTCAAAAGATTGTCCAGTTGTTCCAAAATTTATTATTGATCAAATTAATCAAGCATCTACTAATAAGCTTAAAGCAGGAGAACAAAAATGAAAAAGTTAATATTTGTTCTTCTCGTATCCAGTCTGGCAGGATGTGGAATGTTTAATAGGTTTATTCCTGTTCAACAAAAATGGCCAGAACAAAAAGATCAAACTCTATTACAGTCCTGTCCTGATTTGAAAAAAATAGAGGGTGATCAAGTGGCCATAACAGACTTGTTAAAATCCATAGTGGATAACTATACTCTTTACTATCAATGTAGTCTAAAAAATGAAGGCTGGAATGAATGGTATAGAACACAAAAAAATCTTTGGGAGAAAAAGAAATGAACGTTAAACTAATCGCTCTCGTACCCGTACTAGCCCTAGCAGGTTGTGCTGCTACTGGCCCAAGTAACTATCAACTCTATGCTGAAACACAGGCAAAAATAGCACAGGCCAATGCTGTGGCAGAGACAGCAAGATACAATGCCCTTGCTGAAATCGCTAAAAATGGCGACAGTGCTGCTAGAGTAGCCGCTGTATTAAGCATACAGATGGGAGGTGGACAACAAAAACAACCACAACAGGTCGCTGCTCCACAAGATCTTGGTGATACTGCTCTTAAGTGGGCCAGTGTTTTATTACCAACATTTACACAACTTTACACCGTACAAAGAAATAGTGCTGTGGCTATGCGTCAAAGTGATAACCAGGCCGCTATTGCTATTAGCACAAATAAAGCATTTACAGATATGAACGCAGCAGGACATACTGCTAATAGTAATATTGCTGCTAGTGGGTTCACCAGTAACACTGCTGGATTCAATGCTATAAGTTCGCAAGGCACAGCAGCATTTAACGCACTACAAGGTGTTAGCGTAGCAGGATTTAATGCTATGAAAGATACTACTAGTGCAGGACTCACAGCAGTTACTAATGTAGGCACAGCAGGTATTACAGGTGTAAACAATACTGCCCAAGCAGGTTTGACTACTGCAACTACTTTGGGCACAGCAGGTATTACAGGTGTAAGCAATACTGCCGCCGCAGGACTCACAGCAGTGACTAATGTAGGCACGGCAGGTATTACTGGTGTTAATACTGCTACTAGTGGCGCTTTAACTACTATTACTAATATTAATACTTCTAATAATGCTACACTACAGACATTAGGTAATCAGGCAACTACTAATATCACTACATTAACCAATGCTAATAAAGATATTGTGAATAATATTGCTGATAAACTAACAGGAACAACTACCACAACTACAACCACAACTACAAATACTACAACCACAAGTAGTGTGAATACTGGCGGTACTCCTTAATGTTTAAAAAGTTGTTAGATTTGTTTTTAAGTCGAGAGCGTAAGATTGAATTTGCTATTGGTGAATTCAATCTTGTTTATAAACAACTGACTAAATCTCAAGAACAGGCTTTAAAACTTATTGAAGAAGAATATCAAAAAGATATTCACAGTGCTGAACAATTAGGTGAAGAAGAACGTAACATAGAACTGTTGGCTGCTCAACACAAGTATAACGAGTATAAAAATAGAATAGAAATAAAGTAAATACATTATGCCAATTATAAGGAGCGTGTAATGGCAGAGGATAAAAAGTTATTTAAATGGCTAGCCCTATTAATAGTTTTACCATTAGGGGTGGCAGTATTTGGTGGGGATAGGTTTAGATATCCTTGTCAAGATCCCGCTAATTGGGAAAAGGAAATTTGTAAAGTGCCATTATGCGATGTAACAAGAACTTGTCCAGAACACGTATTCAAAGGTCAAATAGATCCAAGAACATTAGGAAAGGGAAAAAATGAAATACCTAACACGGGTCCGGGCGCTCCTGTTTGGGGGCAGAACACAGCAAACAACGCACAAGGAGGCAACTGTGGAAAATAATCATCAACCACTAATCTATACTGAAGAACAACTGATGGCAAGACTCAAATTCTTTATTGGAATTTGTTTGTCATTGACATTAACTGGTATTGTGTTCGTAGTATTGTATAGTTTAATATTTGTAACACAACCTCTGAACGCTATCAGTCCAATTGATCAAAAGTTTTTTGAACTTATTGTTCCAATTGCTACATTTTTAACAGGTACACTATCTGGTATTATGCTAGCGGGTAACGATAAGGACCTACAGGCCAAAGCATTAGAAGCGGCCAATAAACCACCCCCTCCACCAGCACCACCCCCATCAATGACTACAACAACTACAATGACAGGCGGGTTTGGCTCACCAGGAGGCTTTGGAGCACCACCAGCATTTGGAGGTGGGTTTGGCGCAGCACCAATGCCTCAGATGGATAACTGGGGACAAGTAAGTAATAGTAGTCGAGGCAAACCAATGCCTGGACAACCACCATTTCCAGAACTATAAGGAGCAATTATGAAATATTTTTTAACAGCATTATTAGCAGTAGGTCTAGTATTTCCAGCAGTTTATGCTGAAGAAAAGAAAGCAGAAACACGTAAAGTATGTGTTGATGTACAGGGTAAAGATGGTAAGCCAGTAATGGATCCAAAAACCAACAAGCCTAAACAAGATTGTAAAGAAGTTAAGCAGCACGAAAAACACGAAGCAACTAAGATTGAAGACGCAAAGAAAGACACAAAAAAGTAATAGTCTAAATCTAGTAGGTTAAATATTAAGGCTGCACACACAGCCTTAATTTTTATGAACTATTACGATATATTAGGTGTTTCAAGACAAGCAACACCACAGGAAATAAAAGCAGCTTATCGTAAGCTGGCCATGGAACATCATCCAGATCGAGGTGGTGATGAATCCACTTTTCAAAAAATCAATCAAGCCTACGACACTTTAAGTGATAATAATAAACGTGGTATGTATGACAATCAGGCAGGACCTAGATTCACTAATAATCCTAATCATCGTAGTTTTGAAGATATTCATGATATGTTCAATCAGATGTTTAAAGGTAATAGTGCATTTGATTTTGGCCGAGGACGATCGGGACATGGTAGAACTCGAGCTAAAAATTTAGATCTTAATATTAGAGTTAAGATTACTTTACTAGATAGCTACATAGGTAAAGAAATAGAAGCTAGTTTTATGCTGCCTTCTGGACGTAAGGAAACTGTAGTAATCAATATACCAGCTGGCGTCGAAGATGGAGATGTAATTAAATTTGCCCAAATGGGGGATGATACCTATCCTCAGGTCATACGTGGAGATCTCAATGTAAGTATATCTGTGGCGGAAGATTTAAACTTTCATAGAAGAGGAGATGACATAGTCACAGTCATAGAAATTGATGCTATAGAAGCAATGATTGGATGTAAAAAACCAATAGAGACAATTGATGGCAAAATACTTAATATAAAACTAAAACCTGGAATGACACACGGTGGTGAATATAGTGCCAAAGGTATGGGATTTAAAAATATAAAATTCAATATCCTAGGAGACTTTATAGTAATCGTGTATATTAAAATTCCTGCTGTCTATAATGAAAATATAATAAAAAAGTTAGAGGATATAAAAAATGAAATTGATAACCTTCCCAAATGAAATATTAAGAGAATCAATGCCAGATTTTGACTTTGATAATCCCATTATGGATCCAATGCAATTGGAAAAAGAAATGGTAGAATTAATGGTAAAAGAACGTGGTATAGGTCTCAGTGGAAATCAAGTTGGGATAAGGGCCAGAGTTATAACTATATTCCCCAAAGATATGAGTTTAGAAATGGGACCTTTTGCCATGTTCAATCCCAAATTACAGGCAGCAAGCGACAAACAAATTGAAGCAATCGAAGGTTGTTTAAGTTTTCCAGGACTACTCATTCCTATTAAACGACCTCAGGTAGTGGTTGCAGAGTATCTTGACAGCCAAGGTAATAATGCTGTAATATCACTACACGGCATTGATGCTAAATGTTTTTTACACGAGTTAGATCATTTAGATGGAATTTGTATGATTGATCGAGTAAGTAAATTAAAGCAAGATTTAGCCACTAGAAAGTTTAACAAATTAAGGAAAAAATATGGTAGAGCCCAGCGACAAGCTTAAAGCAGTATTTGAACAGGCTATTGAATTAGCCAAAAGTTTAAAGCACGAATATCTAACCATAGAACACTTACTGTTCTGTATGCTCAACGAAGAACATTTTATTAGTACATTACAAGGATACGGAGCAGATTCAGAGTATATTAAGGTAAATTTAGATCACTATCTAAAAACTAAACTTGACGATATTATAAAAGAAGACGTTACTAAGCCAAAGAAAACACAGGCAGTTGAACGTGTACTTAATCGTGCTTTCACACAGGCTTTATTCAATGGTCGTCAAACTATGGAGATCAGTGATCTATTTGTCAGCATCATGGGTGAAAAGCGTAGCTATGCCAGTTACTATATACAACAGGCAGGCATTGATAAAAATAAGTTTGCAGACTACTTACAAAATGAGGTACAGGTTGATGAAGATGAACAGGTAGCAGATCATCAGGTTGATCGTGCTCTTAAGGCCTTTACTACAAATCTTAATGAAAGTGTTAAAAAGAATAAAATAGATCCTGTAATTGGTCGTGTTAGTGAACTAGAAAATATTGCTCTAGCTATGGGTCGTCGTAATAAAAACAACGTAATGCTAGTTGGAGATCCTGGTGTTGGTAAAACTGCTATTGCAGAAGGCCTAGCATTTAATATTGTAAAAGGTCACGTTCCAGAATTCCTAAAAGAATACAAAGTATACAGTTTAGATATCAGTAGTATGTTAGCTGGTAGCAAATACAGAGGAGACTTTGAAGAACGTTTTAAAATGGTATTGAAAGGTCTACAAACTAAAGGAAAAACTATATTGTTTATTGACGAAGCTCATATGATCAGCGGAGCAGGTAGTGCTGGTAATAGTGCTAACGACTTAGCCAATATGATGAAACCAGCACTGAGTAAGGGAAATATCAAAGTAGTTGCTAGTACTACTTGGGAAGAATATAGAAAATATTTTGAAAAAGATCGTGCTCTAATGCGTCGTTTCCAACGTATCACTGTGGACGAACCCAATATGGAAACTACTGTACAAATACTTAAAGGTGTAAAAAAGTATTACGAACAATTCCATAAAGTTAAAATTACAGATGATGCAATACAAACAGCAATTAAATTGAGTATAAAATATCAAAGTGATAAGAAACTTCCTGATAAAGCTATTGATCTTATTGACTGCGCCTGTAGTCGTTTTAACTTAAAGATGGATCAAGAACGTGTTATTGGTGAAAGTGAAATTCAATATGAACTAGCACAGGCTATTCAAATGCCTGAAGAACAGGTTGCTGAAACTGAAAGTAATAATTTGGCTAATCTTGAAACACAGATTAATGGCGAAGTATTTGGACAAGCTACTGCGGTGACTGAACTGGTGGATAAAATTCTAGTTGCCCGTGCCGGTCTTAAGCCTGAGAATAAACCAATTGGATCATTTGTTTTTATGGGTCCGACTGGTTGTGGTAAAACAGAAACAGCTAAAATATTGGCCAAATATCTTGGTGTCAAACTCATACGCTTTGATATGAGTGAATATCAAGAAAAACACAGCGTAAGTAAACTGATTGGTAGCCCACCAGGTTATGTTGGCTTTGAGGAAAACGCTGGGTTATTAATTACACAGATTCAAGAAAATCCCTATTGTGTACTACTATTTGATGAGGTTGAAAAGAGTCATCCAGATGTAAGTACTATCCTACTACAGATGATGGATAATGGCTTTGTCACAGGCAGCAACGGTAAAAAAGCGGATTGCCGTAATATCATCCTTATCTTAACTACCAATGCTGGTGCTCAAAGTGCTGAAAAGAATCAAATAGGCTTTGGCAAACAGGAAAAGGATTATGATGATAAGGATCTTAAGAAATTCTTTGCGCCTGAGTTTAGAAATAGATTGGATGCTATTATCACATTTGGCAAACTTACAAAAGAAACTATGTATAAGATTGTTGTTAAGTTTATTGACGAACTTAAACAACAAGTATCAGACAAGGGCATTCGCATTAAAATTAACGATGCTGCTATAAATCATTTGATTGAAAAAGGATTTGATAGTAAAATGGGTGCCCGTCCATTACAGCGTGTGATCGACAAAGAGATCAAACGCCCATTAAGTCGTATGATGTTATTTGGTGAACTTAAAGATGGAGGTAGTTTGGTTATTGGCTTAGACGGTGACCAAATTACATTGACAAAACGCATAAGACAAAGTAGAGTTACAGATAATGAACCACTTGAAATTATTACCCACAAAGAAAACCAATAAACTGTTTTTAGACCTGTATAGGTATAAGATAGTTCTCGTATCTAAACTTGCCACAACTTTTAGAGGTAGGGACATTGAGGACGCCGCAGAAAAAATCGCCCACTGGAGGGAAAATAAAACTTTTCCTGGTTGGGTTTATAACGGCGTTGCTAGTGACTTGGACCGAGCATTTAATATAGTAAAAGCATTTCAAAAGGTCAGTGACTATAAACTTATGGTAAGTAGTCCTTTCCTAACTTTCTACACAGATAAGTTTGATGATTTTAAACAGGTAAGTAAAGAACTTTTTGATTATGTCAAATATATCAGTATGCCCGAGGACACTAGGCCTGTACTAGAAAAAAATACAGTTTATCTCAAACGCATTGATTATGACTTCAAAATCACCATAACACAACGTGTTCCTAACAATGAAAGTTTCTTTAAATGGTGTACAGGAAATGATAAAATCCGTATGCCTAGACGTTGTCGTGACCATGTTAGACGTGGTTGGCGTAGTGGTGACAGTTATTTCTATGTAAAAGACGCTAAAACATTAAGCATGGTACAGATGTTTTTAGGTTCAAATATACAAAGAATCGACCGAGTTGTAAAAAATCCTGCTTAAATTTGGCTATACTATTCCCTTTAATATCGATAAATATTAAGTGGGAATCGCTATGACTAATAAAAGTATATTAGAATATGTAGAACAAGTAGAGTCCGAGGATTTAGATATACATCCTGGAGATGGCTTCTATTTTGATCTCAATGAGAGAGATGCTATTGAAACGGATGTTTTACTAGTATCTGAAGATGTCATATTAGTTGAGCTTGATAACTTAGCATTATCCTTATTACAAGAAATTGGAATGACATTTTTTGAAGAATTAGACGAATCCAGTTGGCCATTTGCTGGATTAGGCAAACATAAAATAGGTCAGGCTGGACAATTACGCAGTCCTGGGCCTACTAACCCTAAGGGTAAACTGGTAGGGGGAGCAGCAGAAGCCATGCATCAAGGTAAGAATGTTCCTATAGGTAAACCCATGAAGGGTGATGTTAAAAAGTCTAAAGTATATGTGCGTAAACCAAATGGTAAAATTGTTAAAGTAAACTTTGGTGATAAAGAATTAAGTATTAAACGTCACATACCTAGTAGACGTAAAAATTTTAGAGCAAGACATAATTGTGCCAATCCTGGTCCAAAATGGAAAGCTCGTTATTGGAGTTGTAGGGCTTGGTGATATGAAACTATTTGAAATGTTTGGTGACAAAGAACTCCCAATTGAAGATATGCTACATAGTGGTCCTAAAAAGACTATTAAGGATGCAATGGGGGCATACGAATTTGATCTAGCAGAAGATCTAGTATTTTTTATGCATAACAATGATGATTTTTATCGTCGTCATTTCTTTCCAGTATTAAAAACCTGTAAGGCACAATTAGAAAGCGGTGGTGAGTTTACTCACAGAGTATTCAAAAAAGTTATTGAAAAAGCCTACGAAAGCTATAGAAAAGAATTTCCTATTAAAGAATTGGATGATACTTTAGAAGAAGAATTTACAGAACAAGTAGCACATCATATATACGATACTGAAGTAAAAAATATGAAGGACGGTCTTTATAAATGATGCTGCGTGAGTTGTTCTCTAAGGTACGTACTCCTTTGATGGAGGGTGGCAATATTTGGGACGATTGTGAACCATTCGATCAAAGTCAGGCTCCTCAAATTGAAGCACAACTTGAAAGATATCTTAGAGGCACAGGACTCAAAGTATATAGAATAGGCAGCGGAGCAACACCAACACCAGGTGTTATGAGTGGTGATTTAGATGTTATGGTGGACTTGGACACTGCTGCTCAGTTATTCAATGAAGAAGATCCTAAAAAGATACGCATAGAGTTAGAAAAGTATCTAAACAGCAAAGGGTTAGAAACCAAACGCATAGCAGTCACAGTACACGTTAGATTACCATTTGGATCAACTTGTCATCAAGTAGACGTCAAAGTAGTACGCAATGCTGCTAATGTACACAAGTTCCATGTACATGAAATACCAAAAGGTAGCTCATATAAAGGTGTACATAAACAAATGATCATGAACGCATTGGCCAGTAGTCAAAACTTGCTATGGAGTCCAGACGAGGGTCTATATGCTAGAAATGAACAAGGCAAAAAAGCAGATTTGATCAGCACTGACTTAGATGAAATAGCACGTTATCTAATTGGCCCAAATGCTAGTGCCCGTAGTTTAGGCAGTGTGGAAAGTATTATGGCAGCACTACCTGATGCTGCTACACGACAAAAAATTTATAGTTTGGCTGCTGGTGGACAAAGTTGGAAAAGTGCTCCATTAAAAGGCCCAGAACAAAAGTTTTTTGAAGCAGCAGCACCAACTATAGGACGTAAGTATCAACATATTGAGGACTTAGTTTTTACTAATGGTGCTCAAGGTGGCCTACATGCCGTAGAACGTATGAGATATATGAGTAGTCAAGGTGGCAACATTGAACTAAAATGGGATGGGAGTCCTGTAGTATATTGGGGTAAACAAGACGGTATGTTTATGATGATCCCTAAAAATGCTTGGGATTATATCAAACGTGGCAAAACAGAACTAGCTAATGGTACTAGTGTAATACCAAGAAGTGCGGAAGAAGTACAAAAATTTTTAATGGGTACTGGCAAGGCAGATCCAGACAAACTTGCTCAACGTCGTCAATATGCTAAACAACTATCCAGTCTTTGGCCTTATTTTGAACAGGCCAGTCCAGAAGATGGATTTATAGAGGGTGGGCTACTATTTTATCCTGGCACGAAACCCGATGGTTCACCAGCTAAACCTATACTAAATCCTCAGACACAGGAGTATGAATTCACTCCAAATATCACTACTTTCCATATTGGTAAAAATAGTGACCTAGGCCGTAGAATAAGAAGTGCTAAGGTAATGGTAGCTGCTACTGGCTATTACCCAGAGTTAGGCAGCAGTGATGAGGGTAGACTTCCTAATGCCGAAGAATTTTCAACACCTGATACTATTGTTCAAGGCACTACATACGCAGAACAAACACCTGAATTTATTGATAATAATCTAGATAGCATACAAAACTTCATAAAAGAAAATGCTAATCTAATTAATAATTTCCTAGCCCCTAAGCCAGGATTAAGTAAACCAGGAGATATTCTTTATAAATTTTATAATCAAAACCTACGTATTGTAGGTGTTAAACAAAAATTCATTGAATGGGTAGGTCGTAATGTCAGTGCCAAACAGGCCGAAACAATATTAAAAGATCGTGCTGGTTTAGATGCTGTATTAACTGCTGTAGAACTATTGACAAAGGCCAAAATGGAAATGATTCAAAATCTAAGCACTGCCACACACAGTGGTATTAGACAAACTCGTCCAGAAGGCTATGTCAGCGCACACCCTGGTACTACTTTTCAAAATGATTTACCAGGACAATTTATTAAGGCCATAGATCAAGGTGCCTGGGCCCCGAGGAAAGACGAATGAGGCTCAGACAACTATTTGAAAATTTGGCACGTACCGGAGAAAAAAACACTGCTGTAGTAGGTTGGGGTAGAGGTATGGGGCATAAAGGTCATATGATGTTGGCCAGTAGTGTACTAACCTATAGCGATAAGATTGGAGGTGATCCTTACTTTGTGGTTAGTAGGACATATGGTCCTGATGACCCTTTACAACCTGAAGAAAAACTCAGCATCTATAAACGTGTGTTCCCTGATAGCAGTCATATATTTCAAACTGCTACAGATGAACTACCAGATCTAACAAGAGTACTAACTAATCTTAATCAACAAGGTTATAATAATGTCACAGTGGTAGTTGGTGCTGATCAGGTCACTGCTTTCCAATATCTTAAACAATATAATGGTAAACCTAATAAGAAAGGTGAAGTTCCCTTTAACTTCGACAGTTTAGATGTTATAAGTCGACAAGAGACTGGTGATCCCAGTGCTGGTGAAGAAGGACCACGTGCTACACCAATGCGTCAGGTATTGACTGATCCAAGCAAGAGTGAAAGAGAACAATTCGCAGTTTGGCGTGATGCTATGAGCCCAGAGATTGATGACGATACAGTTATGGATCTTATGCGTAAGGCTAAAGAACGTATGGCACAGATGACTGCTGCTAAACCTAAAAAGAAGGTTAAGGAAATGAGACTATATGAATTAGAACAGCCCAGTGGCACACTATATATCGTATTCAAACTAGACAACACAGGCAATGTACGTGTTGTTGGAGACTTTGGTACCCGTCCTCAAGAAGTTGTACAAAAAGCCAATGCTGTTGGTATTAAGGATAAGAAGGGTGGCAAAGTTCGTCCATTGAGAGTAAACTTCCTATTTACAGATGCTACCACTGCTATACAAGAACTTGAAGATAGTTTACGTGATGTAGACTTTATTGGTGCTGAAAAGGCTCAGTTTGTATTCCCACCCAGTGTAATGCGTAGCGAACAGGGCCCGGAACTATATCAAATCAAAGACTATATAGAACAGGGTGGCGATGAACGCTATAAACTATATGTAGATAAAGAACCAGGCGAACCAGATCGTAAGGCCAGTGGTGTAGATCACTTTGTGGTAGGTCCAGATGGTAAGAGACATCGTGTGGCCATACCAGGTAAGCCTAATACACAGATGGGTGGACACGCTGTGGCACAACCAGATACGTTTAAGTACACATTATTGAAAACTGATCTACTACCTAAACTACGCAGTATGGGATTTAAGTTTGATGGTAATCAAATCATACTTAGAGCAGATCAGAGAGACAAGTTAAAGAATATGTTAGGTAATCAATTCCAAAGCGTATTTGGACAGAAGGATATGTTTAAGCAATGACACTGAGCGAACTAAAAAAGTTAGCAGGTATTAATGAGTTTAAGGGCTATGTTAAGTACGACCCAGTGGATCCCTACTCTGGCATCAATATCAGTTTAAGTGGTAATGAGAAGGGTGAACTACAAAAGAAACATAATATTAAACCAGGTACTAAAGAATGGTTTCAACTATGGTTTAGCTTACCATATCTCACAGGTGAGAAGCCTATTGGAAAGGGTATGCGATGAAAATACGTGAGATCATTAACGAACGTAAACAAGGTAAACTTACCAAGAGACAAAAAGAACCAACAAGAGGAGTTAGTATCTATAGTGATGCCGAACGTTGGAATAGTGACTATGTGGCTTTTAAGTTAGGCCAAGCCATGGCTGCAACTGATGGTAAAACTATTCCTGATATAGATGCTAAGAGTTGGATTGGCAAAAGTAAAAGCATACACCCTTATACAGAGGTTGAAAATGACATGTTCAAAAAGGCCAGTAAAGCAGTAGGTGCCAAATACAAAGATTTAAACAAAGGTGATATGCGTAGTCTTGAACTTAAAACCACTAATAAAGTTAGCCCTGTGGCCAAGATCAAGCGTAATCAATACGGAATATAAATGAGACTGAGAGAGCTATTTGAAACGGCTAGTGCAGGTGCTACAAGTGCAGGAAATGTAGTAGCAGTGCCTAATCCTCATATAGCTATAGGCAATATAAAACAATATGGTAAAGGTCGTAAGCCCAAACCACCACGAGTAGAAACACCAAAAAACTCTAACGGAACAGCTAAAAACGCTATAGATACTGATATCAGCTTATTTGGTCAAACTATATTAAAACGATAAATATACTAAATTCGGAGTAGAACATGGATCCTATTATGCAACAAGGTACAATACCAAGTCCAGAACATGATGATGAAGGTAAGATGGCCAAGGCCGACCTTTATAAGACGGCTAGATATGCGTTAAAACTATTTAAAATGATGGAAGATAATGCACAACTAGATGGTTGGGTACAGGCTAAAATCACCAAGGCCGCAGACTATATGGCCAGTGTATATCATTATCTAGAATATGAAATGAAATTCAGCGAGTATGGACAAAAACTTGAAATGAGTGATATGTACACTCCTGAAGAAAAGAAAATTCTTGGTCACAAGCTAATGGAAGCTAAAGAGAAAATGAAAGCTCTTAAGAAAGCCCAGGCTCTAAAGATGAAGAAAAAGGATGAAAAAGTAGAAGAAGCCACAGGTCATAGGGCTGGTAAAGGTGTTGGTACAGCAGAGAAAAAGGCTGCTGCCAGCACTAAAAAACAATACAGTGTAAAACTAGTTCACAAGGATGGTGCTAAGACTAAGAACGTTCACTATGATGCAGATGAGGGTGAAAGCGAAGGTGATGTACGTGATCGTGCTGGGCGTGATCATAAGAGCACAGGCTATAGTGTAGATAGTATTCGTCAAAAAACATCTGAGGCTACAGGTCATAGGGCTGGTAAAGGTGTTGGTACAGCAGAGAAAAAGGCTGCTGCCAGTACTAAATCACAGTACAGCGTAAAACTAATGCACAAAGATGGTGCTAAGACTAAGAACGTTCACTATGATGCAGATGAGGGTGAAAGCGAAGGTGATGTACGTGATCGTGCTGGACGTGATCATAAGAGCACAGGCTATAGTGTAGATAGCATACGTAAGAAAACATCTGAGTCAAAAAAGGCTAAAAAGGATTATGATGGTGATGGCAAGGTAGAAACTCCTAAAGATGAAGTATGGGGTAGTCGTGCTAAGGCCGCTGCTAAGTCAGGTAAGCCATTTAAAGAAGCAGCCAAACCAGATTATATCGACTTGGACAAGGATGGCAACAAAAAAGAGCCAATGAAAAAAGCAGCCAAGGATAAGAAGGTAAGTGAAGCAGCCAAATGTAATCATAGCCCAAAAGGTAAAAGTTGTCCAGTACATGGTATAAAAGAATGTGGCAGTATGAGTGAAGCCAGTCATCAGGCCAAGACCACAATGAAGCACGTTAAGAATCCTACAGCAGGTGAAAAAAAAGCAGCAAAAGATATTAAGCCTGGTGTAAAGGGTTATAGTGATCGTGCTGCCATGCTTAAGAGTGCTGAAAAAGATGGACGTTTGAAATCGTGAGTCTAGCAAAATATATTAGAATAGTTGAAAGAGTCAATATAGATGACCCAGGTAGCTATAAGGTTCCTGAACAGGCAGCGCAACAAGCAAATACTCCACCTCCATATGTTAACTATGGCATTGGCTATTTGGAAAAGGCAGCAAGCGGTGCTCCAGGAATAAAGCTGATTTCAGCCGACGATGCCAAAGCCGCATTAGATTGGTTGTCTAAGAATCCAAACTATATACGACCAGCAGCAGAACCTGATCATCTTGCTGAACCTCCAATGAGAGCCCCAAAGGATCCAAATGCACCTAACGCATTTGCTAACAAAACTAGAAGGCCAAAGCCTGCAGGAAACTTAGGTGATGGGTTTGACACTGTAGATCATAATGGTCAAAAAGGTGTTAGGGATACACACACTGGCAAACTTATTTTAATCAGTAATAAAGTACCTGATACTTTTAATATCACAGTTATACAGGATGGTCAGGAAAAAACATACTATGGTTTACGTTGGGAAGAGTTAGGTCCAGCTACACAAAGAGCCCTACAAAAAATAGGTGCTGGTGGTGTTCAAGAAACTTATGAAAGCAGTGAGCAGGTACGCAGAATTGTAGATCGTATGATGGAAGATGCTCGTGTTCCACAAAAACCAAGACAAGGTCCACTACGCCCACAAACAGGTGCGGGCAAACATAGGGATAAAAAGAAAGATCAGAAACAGGGTAAGGAAAAACATAAAAAGCCTATATACGAACAAGACTATACCCCCGATGAAATAGTAGACATACTTTCTGGGAAGAAAACACAGGCACAAGTTGATGCAGAGAAAAAATCAAAAACACAAACAACCCCGCAAACACCTAAGCCTACAACTCTACCTCCGACAAAGACTACCAAAGAATCAGCAGGAAAAATAAAATCACAAAAGAAATTAGCTAAAAAAGTAACAGAAAGAGTCTCACCTCAACCAGATGGAACTATGTCTCCTAGTTTTGCTCAACAAGGCGGAAATGTCATTCCCAAGGCATCAGTTGTATTAGGTGGTAAAGAATATGCTGTGGTATTACAAGGCGACCTTCGTGCTAGATACAGCCCAGGCCCAGGTGTGCCAAGAGTATCTGCTACAGGATATATTGAAGACGATGTTATCACACTGACTATTGATCGTCCTACGATGGGGGAAGGCAGTGGACCTAGTTTTGCTCAACAAGGCGGAAATGTCATTCCCAAGGCATCAGTTGTATTAGGTGGTAAAGAATATGCTGTGGTATTACAAGGCGACCTTCGTGCTAGATACAGCCCAGGCCCAGGTGTGCCAAGAGTATCTGCTACAGGATATATTGAAGACGATGTTATCACACTGACTATTGATCGTCCTACGATGGGGGAAGGCAGTGGAGCAAAATATAAAGTAAAATCTATTGGTAAAGATAATAAAGGTGAATATCATATAAGTCCAAGCACTGGTAAAAAAGTATATAAATCAGGTGCGAATAAAGGTGACCACGAAAATCCTAAAACAGGAGAAATTAAGAAAAGTGTGGCAGAAGCCAGATATCAAAAAGTATCGGCACAACAGAAGTTTAAAAACTCTATGAAACGTGCCGGATATGATATGGATGCTTGTGCTAAAAGATTACAAGATTTACTAGACAAGCAGAAAAAAGAGCGTGAAGAAAAAGAAAAGAAAGATATAGCGGAAGGACTAGGAGATTCTAGAGCAAAACTATTATATGAATCTATACAGCGTGATCTAAAACTTCCTGATAGTTACTACCTACAACTGAGCAGCGGTGCTAAGAGTAATCTAAAAAACTTATACATCAACTATATTTTAGAATCAGTAAGTGGTGTTAAAAAAGATACATTAGAAACAGTAAGTTATCCAGAACTAAAAAACATCGTGCGTATGATTGAAGAAAAGCAAAAAGGTGTAGATGGTAAGGCCTGCTGGAAAGGCTACAAGCGTATGGGCACAAAGAAGAAAGGTCGTCGTACGGTGGATAACTGTGTGAAGATGGAACAACAAACAATGTCAGGCACATTGAGTGGTGTGACTGGAGATCAAATTGTCAATCATCCTAACTATAAAAAATATTATCAACAATATTTGCGTAATCCAAATAGTGCCACTAGTCATCAAATAGCACAAACTATGGCAATGGCAAATGTTAAACGTGATATAATGGCAGCACAACAAAAAGGTTTACAGGAAAAAAGCCCACCTGGTTTTAAGGGCACAGTGAAGGCAATGAAAAAACACCCTGAACTTACCAAGGGTAAGACCAAAGATGGCAAGGAAAAGAATCCTTGGGCATTAGCTTGGCATATGAAAAACAAAGGCTACAAGAGTCATAAAAAAGCAGACGGTAGCGATAAGGACTAAACTATGAATATGAAAAATCTTATAGCACGTATTGATGCTATTGAAAAAGGTAAAAAATATATCTCTGAGTCAGCAGCACCAGTAGTTGAATATAAGGGCGGCACTGATGCAGAAAAGATTAAGAACTGGCAAAAACATATTGACCAGTTCAAAGAAAAAGGCATGTACAAGGCAGCAGATGATGCTGAACAATCTGCTAAACGAGCGCAACCAGGATTTAAGCCTGCTAGATCAAGAGATAAACCAACTAAGGAAGGCAGTATTGCTAGAGCATTAATGAAAGAATTTGGTGTTTATGACGATATTCGACCTGTAAATGAATTTTCAGATAAAATAGGGAATTATTTTAGACAAAATGCAGCAGACTATAAAGCAAGACAGGCTAGTGGCGAGTTACCTCCAGACGGTTGGAATCAAGAAACAGATGGTCCTTGGTATGGAAAAAATCCCAATGCAGAGCCTGTGCGTGATGGATCAGGTCAGCCTGTACGAGTGGCAAGCGGAGGTAATTTACAAACGACAAGTCCACAGGGCCAACGAAAAACTGGTGATCAATGGAATCCTGCCAACGCAGGCGGACATGCTCAAGGTTTTAATAATGATCCATCAGGACCAGGATTGCCCACTACAATTGGATCTCCTGCACCCATGGTAGTACCTCCAGGTATAAATCCTGAGACAGGCGATCCTTATACTCCATTACCTCCAAAGGTTAGTCCATTAATTTCAGAACCTCCAGGAACACCTGAAGAACCAGCAGCTACTGGTGGACAAAATAGTCCACTAGGTCCAGCAGCAGATCAGCAGGCTTTAAATAGAGCACAGCCTGCTACTGCTGGCAGTAAAGATCAAATAGCTTCAATAATGAATATGCAGCGAGAATTAGGTGTAACTCCAGATGGAAAAATTGGTCCTAAGACCAGAGACGCTATGGCTCGTAAGCCAGAGATTGCAGCTAAGTATGCTGGAGAATTAGGCGGTGCAAAACAGTACCCTGGAGCTAAACCACCAGGTGGTACAGCAGGTGCTCAGAAAGCAACTCAATGGAATCCTGCCAACGCAGGCGGACATGCTCAAGGTTTTAATAATGATCCATCAGGACCAGGATTGCCCACTACAATTGGATCTCCTGCTCCTATGGTGGTACCTCCTGGTCCTCAACCTGGAACAGGTGATGCCAATGTAGCTCAAGCTATGGCAAATCAGCCAGCAACTAATGGTGGACAAAATGTAGTTCCTGGTAAAACTGGTCCTAACGGTGAGCCCATACAAACATCACAGGGTAGACCGGGTTACTATGATGCCAAAACAAGAAAATGGACTCCTGTCAAAGAAGGTAAGGTCAATATACCAGAGGATGATAGGATTCTAAATATGATTCGAAGTATCAAAATTTAATGCCAGTTGCCAATCATACAATGTAACATTTCGTGACCAATATGATGCATCGTAGTTCTCCTAGCTAGAATTATGGTGCATTCTTGAAAGTCTGTAGTCCAATACGCACAACTTTCGCTGGGCAAACTCCAACCAAAATTAAACTTTTTACTAACTTCAGCACAAGATTTAACTGGATCTTCAACAGTGATAATATTTAATGTGACCTTTCGATTCATACGTCCTATGTCAAAAACGTAGGTGGGAACGTCCTTATTAACCTGTGCAAATGTAGTTTGGCTAACCAATAATAAACCAACAAGTAATTTTTTCATGACTTTAATGAATTAAGTTTACATATGTACATTATACTTTCGATCCTACAAATTGTCAAATTTTAATAAATACGTTATGAGTATTTTACGACAATATATTAGATTAGTTGAAGAGGAAACTATACCAGTACCTAATGAGCAACAATCTAAACAAAGAGCCAGAGAACTAGCCCAACAAATGGGCATAGATCCAAATAATATTAAAGTAAAAAGTCGTGGTGGTGTGCCTGTAGAAATAAATGGTAAACCTGTTCCTACTAATCTATATAAAGAAACCGAAATAAGATTAATGGCCGCAGCACAACAACTATCAACTGGCAATACTGCTCCAAGACAAACTCCTGGTATAGTACCTCCAGACAGTCCCATGGATCAACAAAATAAACAACAACCTACAACTGCCACTCAAGCAGATGTACGTAAAGTAGATAACGCTATTGATAAACCTACATCAGGTGATCCAAAAGTAGCAGCACTACAACAAGATCTCAAGGCAGCAGGTGCCGATCTTGGTCCATTTGAAAATGACGGTGTAGATGGGCTAATGGGCAAATATACTAGAGCTGCTATGGCCAAATTTCCAGAGATCACTGCTAAACATCCAGAAGCAGCTAAGATGCCTGATGCTCCTCCAGGATCAGGTAAGGCAATAAAAGGTGGTCAACGAACAAAACCACCACCAGAAACAGATACTGACGGTGGTTCAAATCCAAAACCAAAAGATCCTAATCCAGCAGATACTACTAAGCCAGCAGATACTAAGCCAACAGATCCTAATGCTGTAAGACCTGAAGTAAAGGCTATGGCTGAGCTATTAGATAAACTAGTGAAACAAGCACAATTAAAAGAGAGCCAAAGAAACGACCCAACTGAACAAATAAAAAAATATAAATCAATAGTTGAAAGAGCAGATCAAAATATAGACGAATATACGAATAATTCATGGATCGGTGAAGCAGCAGCGACAACAGCAGCACCAGCAGCGACAACAGCAGCACCAGCAGCGACCACAGCAGCAGCAGGACAAAGCTTTGGACAAAAAGCATTGGGTGGACTTAAGACTGCTGGCAATATTGCTAGGACTGCTGGTAATTTTGCTAAAAAAGCAGCACCTTTTATAGGGGCTGGAGTTGGTCTATGGGGTTTGGTTGACCAAGGACGTCAAATTCAACGAGATTTTGAAGAAGGTGATTTAGGTTCAGCAGCATTAGGTACACTTAGTGGTTTGGCCTATGCACTAAGTATACCAGCAAAATTAACTCCTTTTGGTATAACTCTTGGCCTAGGAGGATATGTAGCAGGGGCAGCAGCAGATGCAAGACGAGCAGGTCGAGGTGGACGTAAAGTAGTTGATATGGTAGATCAAATACAGGCCAAACTAAAAGATCCAGATAATGGATTTACTCCAGCAGAATCAAAATTATTGGGTGATAAAGTAGCCCAAGTTCGAGCTCAACTGATTAGAAATAATATTCCTATTGATCTTTGATAACCTAAATACTTGCTCTAGGCCTAAATAAAATATATAATAAACAGGTCAAGGAGCTGTTATGTCAACAAGAATTTACGGGCCTGAAGAAAAGGCTAAACTAGAAAAACTTATTAACGAAGGCAGTACTGTACTACGTGAAATCGAAGACCTACAAGATGGTTTGAAAGATACAGTAAGAGCAGTGGCCGAGGAACTAAATATAAAGACCAGCATTATTAATCGTGCTATCAAAATCGCTCATAAGGGTGATTGGAGCAACTACGATAATGATTGGAAAGAAGTAGAAGCAATTTTGGATATTACCAAAAAAATTTGATGCTTACTGCGTTTGAATGGCTATGTTCAATAGTATTGCTAGCAGGTGTGGCATTAACCAGTTTCAATATTTTTCCATTAAATCTTTGGGTATTATTTTTTGGAAACTTAGGATGGGTAATATTAGGTTGGATATGGCGCAAATGGAGTTTGATAGCCATGCAGATAGTTATTACTTTAATCTATGTTGTAGGCATAATTAAAGTATATTGGTAAGGTTGGCGAGCCATAAGTCGCAAGTTTGGTATTTGTGAGCCTGAAGTCACATAGGAGATTATTATGTATGTCGATGCTTATTTCGACCGAGACAATGATATTGTCAAGGTTGTGGAGCGTGACCGCAAGGGTCAACGCCGCTTTGTAGAATATCCTGCCAAGTATATTTTTTACTATGAGGATCCCAAAGGAAAATATACCAGTATATATGGTACACCAGTAAGTAGAACTATTTGTAAAACACAAAAGGATTTTCATAAAGAACTTAAAATCAATTCAAACAAACGTATCTACGAAGCTGATATTAATCAAATCTTTGTTTGCTTGAGTGAACACTACTTAAATGATGAAGCCCCAAAAATCAATGTAGCATTTTTTGACATTGAAGTAGACTTTGATCCAGAACGTGGATATGCATCACCAGATGATGCCTTTATGCCAATCACTGCTATAAGCATACATTTACAATGGCTGGACACATTGGTCACATTGGCAGTGCCACCTAAAACATTGAGTCTAAGTGAAGCAGAAGAACTTGTAGCTAAATTTCCTAATACACAACTTTTTGAAAGTGAAGCAGAAATGCTGGACACTTTCTTACATTTGATTGAAGATGCCGATGTTATAACAGGTTGGAACAGTGAGGGCTATGATATTCCCTACACTGTGAATCGTGTGACTAAAGCATTGAGTAAAGATGATACACGCAGATTTTGTCTTTGGAACCACTATCCTAAACGGAGGGAATATGAAAAGTTTGGCAAAGCAGCCACGACCTATGACTTGGTGGGACGAGTACACCTCGACAGCCTCGAATTATACCGTAGGTACACCTATGAAGAAAGGCACACCTACAGGTTGGACGCTATCGGCGAAATGGAAATCGGCGAACGCAAAACAGTCTACGAAGGCACACTAGACCAACTGTACAACAATGACTTTGCCACGTTCATTGAATACAATCGTCAAGACGTGGCCTTGTTGGATAAACTAGATCGTAAATTAAGATTTATTGATCTGGCCAATACACTGGCCCACGAAAATACTGTACTACTACAGACTACAATGGGTGCTGTGGCAGTCACAGAACAGGCCATTATCAATGAGGCACATCGTAGAGGACTAGCAGTACCCAATCGTACTAAGATGGCTGAACGTGATGATGGTAGTGCCGCAGGTGCTTATGTTGCTCATCCTAAAGAAGGTATACACGATTGGATAGGCAGCGTGGATATTAACAGTCTATATCCATCAACTATTCGTGCTTTAAACATGGGTCCAGAAACTATTGTTGGCCAATTACGTCAAACAATGACTGGTGCATATATGCAAGAACAAATGGCCAAAGGCAAAAGTTTTGCAGGTAGTTGGGAAGGACGCTTTGGCAGTATGGAATACGATGCTGTAATGAATAAGGAAATTGGCACTGAAATTGTTATTGATTGGGAAGATGGTAATCGTGATATGGTCAGTGCTGCCGAAGCATATAAACTAATCTTCGAAAGTAATCAACCATGGATGCTCAGTGCTAATGGTACAATCTTTACCTATGAGAAGGAAGGTGTGATACCTGGCCTTTTAGAACGTTGGTATAAAGAGCGTAAAGAAATGCAGGCTAAACTAAAGGATGCTATCAATGCTGGAAATAAAATTGAGGAAGAATATTGGGATAAACGACAGTTGGTTAAGAAGATTAATCTAAATAGTCTTTATGGTGCTATTCTTAATCCTGGCTGTAGGTTTTTTGATAAACGCATTGGTCAAAGCACTACCCTTAGTGGAAGACAAATTACCAAGCATATGGCAGCTAAGATAAATGAAGTGATCACAGGCGACTATGATCACGTTGGTCGTAGCATAATTTATGGTGACACTGATAGTGCATATTTTAGCGCATATCGTACACTACAAAAGGATATTAACAAAGGATTGATTCCTTGGACCAAGGAAACTATTATTCAACTATATGACGGCGTAGCCGAAGAAGTGAATAAAACCTTCCCTGATTTTATGCTTGAAGCATTTCATTGTCCTAAATCAAGAGGTCAAGTGATTAAAGCAGGACGTGAACTTGTGGCCAGTAAGGGATTGTTTATTACCAAAAAGCGTTATAGCGTACTGTACTATGATAAAGAAGGTAAACGTCAGGATGTAGAAGATAAACCTGGTAAAATTAAGGCCATGGGTTTGGACTTGAAGCGTAGTGATACTCCAGAATTCATACAGGATTTTTTAAGCAAAGTATTAGAAATGGTCTTGACTGGTAGTAACGAAGATCAAGTATTAGAATACATAAGTGATTTTAGAATTAATTTTAAGTCTAGACCAGGTTGGGAGAAAGGTAGTCCTCGTCGTGCTAATAATATTACAGAGTATGAGGAAAAAGAACGCAAACAAGGTAAGGCTAATTTGCCTGGTCACGTAAGAGCAGCCATTAACTGGAATACACTACGTAGAATGAACAGTGACAAATACAGTATGCAGATTGTAGATGGTATGAAAGTCGTTGTTTGTAAACTAAAATCCAATCCATTAGGCTATACCAGTGTAGCTTACCCTGTAGATGAATTAAGATTACCTCAATGGTTTAAGGAACTTCCATTTGATCATGATGCAATGGAAAATACTATTATAGATAATAAGCTGGAAAATTTGATCGGTGTATTAAACTGGCATATTATCAACACACAAGAATCGAACACATTTAATAAATTGTTTGATTTTTAGTCTTGACATTTAACTTTTTTCTAAATAAAATATATAAAGGAGATTTTTTATGATTAAAGATGTATTAACAGATATTGTAGCACATACACATAGCCTAGGATTTTTACCTTTGGTTAAAATTACTGGGGAAGATATAGAAACTGTTATTGAGAGTATGGCTGAAGATCGTAGTGTTATTCTAATGGCAAAAACACATAATCCAGTGACAGAATTTATGGGAGTTTTTGGTATGCCTAATTTGGATAAACTTAACCTTTTACTTAAGAATCCAGAGTACAAGGAAAATGCAACTATTGAGCTAGTAACTGGAAAACGTAATGGTGAAGAGGTTGCTACTGGTCTTCATTTTGAAAATTCAGATAAAGATTACACTAATGATTTTAGATTTATGAGTGCTCAAATCATTAATGAAAAACTTAAAAGTGTAAAATTTAAAGGAACATCTTGGGATGTTGAGTTTACTCCTAGCATAAACAGTGCGAATAGGCTTAAATTGCAGGCTCAGGTTCACAGTGAAGAATCTAAATTCAAAGTAAGAGTAGAAAATAAAGATTTGATTTTTAGCTTTGGTGATGCAAGTACACACGCAGGTGAGTTTATCTTTCAACCACAAGTAGAAGGAAAATTAAAACAGGAATGGAATTGGCCTATTCAACAGGTATTAAGTATTCTTAATTTGGACGGAGATATGATTATGAAAATCAGTGATCAAGGTGCCATGATGATTACTGTAGATAGTGGTATCGCAGAATACAACTATATTCTTCCAGCACAAACAAAATGAACCCAGAAATACAAAGTAAAGTGCAGGATCTAAAGTATACTGTACAAACTCTAAATAATATTCTTAATGACCTACACAATAATAATGTTTTGGTTCATTTAAGTATAGAAAAGAATAGTACACTTGATCCTACACAGATTAAAGTTTTATTGTGCATGCAACACATAGATTATTTAAAAGAAGAAAATAAATGAATCGTGATCTCACCAGTACCCAACTAGATTATGCTAAGTTTTTACCAGCTACTAGCACTTTTTATGCTACATTTGTAGGTAAACAGCGTTATATGAACTATGTGGATCCCTCAAGGATTCCACCTAGTTTTACTAACGGTATGGAAAGTTTGAACTTTCTTGATCCAGTAAAGGGCCAATTTTACTATCAATGGTGCTTGTACAGTGCTGGACACGCTAATCTTGATTTGAGTAAAGTTAGTTGGCGTGAAGATATGTTTAGAAATCGTAATCGCTCAAATAGCTGGGTACTGGGTGATAGCGGAGGATTCCAGATTGGTAAAGGTCGCTGGGAAGGTAATTGGAAGGATCCTAATTGTCCGAAGGCTAGTAAAAAACGCAAACAGGTTCTAGAATGGATGGATACGCTAATGGACTATGGAATGGTATTGGATATTCCTAGTTGGATTGGCAATTTCAATGAAGCTGTGGCTAAAACTAAAATTGAAGATTTCGATGATGCAGTAGCAGGTACACATATTAACAACGAATACTTTATACGCAATCGTAATGGAAACTGTAAATTCCTGAACGTATTACAAGGTGAAAACCACCCCGAAGCAGATCGTTGGTACGATCAAATGAAAAAATATAGTGATCCTAAACAATATCCTAACGAACACTTCAATGGTTGGGCTATGGGTGGTCAAAATATGTGTGATATACATCTTGTACTAAAAAGGCTTGTTGATCTTAGGTTTGATAATTTACTGGAACCTAGGTATCAAGATTGGATGCACTTTCTTGGTACTAGTAAATTAGAATGGGCTGTGCTGCTCACTGATATTCAACGTGCAGTACGAAAATATCACAACCCTAATTTTACTATTAGTTATGATTGTGCAAGTCCATTTTTAGCTACAGCTAATGGACAAATATATTATCAAACTGAAACCATAGATAGATCTAAATGGACCTATAGAATGAGTGCAGGCTTAGATGATAAAAGATATAAAACTGATACTAGGTTATATCGAGATGTAGTAGTAAACTCTGGCGTTCTTCCTTGTTTTGAAAATAGTCCTATAATGGATCAAATTAAAGCTAATGATATTTGTGTGTATGGTCCTGGTGATAAGAATAAATTTGGTAAAAGTAATAAGACTAGTTGGGATAGCTTCAGTTATGGTATTATGATGGCTCATAATATTTGGCATCATATTAATGCTGTACAAGAAGCTAATCGTCAATATGATAATGGACTTTGCCCAGCTATGCTAGTAAAAGAAAAAATTGATCGTATCTATTTTAGAGATATTGTTAACGCTATATTTTCAACCAGCAATAGAGCAGTGGCCGATAATATAGTTGATGACTTTGGGTTCTTTTATGACCAGGTCATTGGCACTAGGGGTGCCAGTGGTAAAAGAGCCACAAGTGCAGGACCTAAATTTCACGAGTTATTTGACTTTGTAGGCCAATCTAGTGTAAAATCTAACTTAGACGATGATGATCTTGAATCTGATGAGGAAGTCGAAATCGTTGATGAAATTGATTTTACTGAAGAACAATATGATCGTTTAGAAGAACTTGAACTGGAAAACGAAGATGACCTTACCTGATGAAAGATATCGTAGCCTAATAGCAACCAAATACTTTCTTGTTCAATTATGTAGCCCTAGGTTGAGTCCTAGAGTTCCACGAGCAGTTAGAAAGGAAGCTCTAGGTTTGCTTAAACATTTTCCAAGCGATTATCACTTGGACTTGATCTGTGAAAGAATACCCGAAGAGTTTGCCAAAGAAATGGAACCTGTGACACGAATGTTTAAAAAATACGAACTAAGTAAAAATGAACAAAACTAGTCTAGTTATTGGCTTGGGTATCGGACAACTATATAAAGATGTCCTACAAGAATTAGGTCACGATGTTGTCACTGTGGATCAGGATCCTAAAAGATTGGCTGACTATACTGATCTTGAACAGGCATTGTCACATACTGATAAGTTTGATACTGTACATATCTGTACTCCAAACTATACACACGGCACTATAGCACTAGAAGTAGTGGATAAGGCACGTATTCTCTTTATTGAAAAGCCTGGATTAGCCACTGCCAGTGCTTGGGACTTGTTGGTTGAAGGCCATCCTGACACTAGAATAATGATGGTTAAGAATAATCAATACAGAGATGATATTCAAGAGTTTAAGGATTTGGCCAATGCCAGTGTTATTGTTAATCTTAACTGGATTAATCGTGATCGTGTGCCTAATCCTGGTAGTTGGTTTACTAATAAAGAACTAGCATTTGGCGGAGTTAGTCGTGACCTAGTTCCACATTTACTGAGCCTTTGGATGGCTATGGATCCTTGGTATGACCAAGCAGATCGTACTCGTAAGGTAGTTAAACAGAACTGGACATTACCCGATCTAACTGCTACAGACTATGGTACTGTGAATCCTAACGGTGTATATAACGTAGATGACTATTGTAGGTTAGGCTTTTTAGGTCAGGAAACCATGTGGACTATTACAGCAGATTGGCGTAGTCTACAAGAAGATAATATCGGAGTAGAGTTTGAATTATACACTGGGCACAAATACGTTAAACCATTAGGCTTATGTCCAGAGAGTGCCTACAAGCGTATGATCAAAACTGCTATACAAAAAATAGACGACCAAGAATTTTGGGACGATCAGTTCCATCAGGACAGTTGGATACACACAAAGGTGGAAAAACTATGAATAGATTATTGATGACCTTGGGGAATGGAACTTTTTATGAGACTAGCTATATAATACCAGAAATGGCTAGTACTGAAATTCGTGTCAAAAACATTATGACTGGTGTTTGTCGTAGTGATGTTGATATGATGGTAGGTGAGTTTGGGCCGTTACCCGATAATATGCAGGGACACGAAGGTTTAGGTGAAGTAATTGAAGTAGGAAAAATGGTATATGATGTTCAGATTGGTGATATTGTTGCTACTCGTGGTGAACCTGCTTACGCCGATTTCTACAACGTACGAGCAAGAGAATATATTAAGGTCCCAGAGGCTCATCCCCGCTATATACTTGAACCAGTAGCCTGTGGCATCAACGCTGTTAATCAATTCTACTACTGCCTCAAACGTAAAGATGGTGGAAGGCTACTACTTAATGGCTCTGGTTTTTTAGCCAGTGTGGCATATCGTACACTAAAAATCAATAACTTTAACTTTGACATAACGGTATTGGGCTATCATAACCAAGAACTATTTGGCAGAGATCTAAAAAGTACCTACGAAGGAGAATATGACGTAATCATTGATCTTAAGGGTGATGACTTATATCCTATTGCCAATAATGGCATACTAGTTAACTGTGTGGCCAAAGCAGCGAGTAAAAAACAAGAAGAAGATTTACTTTGGCGCAGTGTAATGACTGTGCGTCCAAGCCCACGCAGTCCAACATTTCATAATTCTATGGAATATGCTGCTAAATGGATAGACGAAGGTAGTTTAGATGTTGACAAGTTCTGGACTCGTGCGTATAATAGAGACACAGAGTGGCAACAAGCATTCGCAGATTCATTGAATAGACCAGAAAACTATAGCAGAGGTTATATTGTATGGCAATAGACACAGAAGGTAGGCAAGATGTAGATTACTTTATTGGCACTGAAGTGGAACATACCCCAATGAAGGGCGAACGCACATTGTTCGTAGTTGGTGTTAAACCTGTTGATGAGATTGTGAGTAAGGTATACAACCTAAAACATATCTATCTTGGCACTAGTCAAAGTTTCCGTCCAGAAACTTATGGAGATTGGCAGGATTGGGACAATATGGTTATGGGTTTATTGGACTTGGGCTATTGGGTCACTTTAGACTTTGACTCAAAATACGCTGACACTATACACGAACAAGGTTGGTGCGAAAGTAATAACTTTATTCCCGTGATCAGTGTAAAACTTCCCTATATTAGTCTTTATAACTATAATGCTGTACTAAAAATCGACGACACTACTTGGGGTCATAGCAACCCTGGTGTATGGTGTCATTACTTACACAACCTAAAACGTCGCAGTAACTACACTGATTGGCGTGAATATGAAGGAGATATCCCATTATGAAAGAATTCATTATTAAAAATATAGTAGACTACAGAATTAGAGTAGTCAAAAAACAGTGTGACAATCCTAAAACCATGTATACTATTGAATTCGCACAGGAAACATTAAAAGAAGGCAAGGTCACTAATGTTAGTACCTACAACTTATTTTTAACCGAAACTGAAATCGACCTACTTATCCAAGGACTAAAATGAGAAAAATCAAAGTAACCAAGATTAAAACTAATATTGTTGACGAGCATGTACCAGATATGACTGTTGATAACGGAGCAGCTGGTAGACACATAGAAACTCTTTTAGCTAAAGAGGGGTTTCGTGTTGATACTGCCGGCCCTGTCGATCTTATTGACTATAATACAGAAGTTAAATCTCGACTAGAAACTTCAAAGGCTTCCTTTACTATAGGTAGTATGAATGTCGAAGATATTAAAAATACAGATTATAAAGATTCACCTATATATCAAAAAACACAAACAGTTCTTATCGTTACTCACGATAATAAAACTGTTAAAAAGACAGAAACATATGATCTAACTGATCCTTATATCCAAGATAAAATAAAAGAGGCTTATGACTGCTCTAAACAGCAACTTATAAATAAGGAAAAAATATCAACTAAAGGATATGGCTATTTTGAACAAATATACGATACGGATAATTATAAATTTAGAATATCTAATAGTGCAATAAAAAAACTATTTACCATGTCCGGAAATAGCAAACCTTTCAATAGACTTTTTGAGTAAAACAATCATGATTATCAAGCAAGACATCAGACCTAAAAAAATGATATGGGTAACCTTTCGTAAAGAAGGTATCCACTGTTACCCAGCAGCCGCAACAGACCCCAAACTTAAAACTGGCGACGAATATGACGTCAGTTTTTTGGCTACTCCTCATCGTCATATCTTCCACTTTCAAGTATATATTGAAGTATTCCACGATGATAGAGACATTGAGTTTATCCAATTCAAACGTTGGCTGGAAAAGTTATATCAAGGCACACTTGAATTGAATTTCAAATCCTGTGAAATGATTGCAGAAGATCTCCACGCTGTGATCACGGATAGGTATCCTAATCGAGAGATTTGGATCGAAGTAAGTGAAGATGGAGAAAATGGTTGTTTTATTAAATTTTAATCTTTTTAAGGGAATGTAAAAAATGGCAGCAAGTTGGCTTAACAAATACCTAACAATGAAGCCAGAGGTATCAAAAATCTTTGACGATCTTGAGGCATATCATGATTGGTGTCGTTGGGAACTAGCACCTTTTAATGAGGCTGATCTTTATCGCAAGAGCAGCCCAACCTACAGTGCTTACTTAAACAGTAGGAAGCCTCGTCGCCAAACCAACTACGTGCGTAGTGGAAAAAAGCGTAATGAGCCGAATCTTTCTCATTGATTTGGAAAGTGTTTCCACTCGATATACCGTCGAGTGGAAATGGGCACTTCCTGAAAAACTAAGGAATCTAGGACATGAAGTTGAAGTTATTTCTGGTCCGGAAGATATTCCTCGAGCCACTACTCCTGGTGCCTTTCTTAACTTTGGTGGTACTAATATCTATAAGTCTAGACAGGTTGAACAGGTCAGTAGATTATTTTGCGAGGGACGCATCTCATCTGGCGACCATTTTATTTTTACTGATGCTTGGCATCCGGGGATCATAAACTTAAAATATATGAGTGAACTATTACAGATTCCTGTAAAAATTCACGCACTTTGGCACGCCGGTAGTTATGATCCGCAGGACTTTTTGGGCAGGCTTATTGGAGATGCTCCTTGGGTAAGACACGCTGAGAAGAGTTTCTTCCACGCTGTAGATCATAACTACTTTGCCACAAACTTTCATATTGAAATGTTTATGCGTAATCTTCTTAACGATGGCATGGAAACAGAAAATCCATGGTTTGAAGAAGATATTCACGATGTGTTGGCAGGCAAGTATCCCAAAATCACAAGATGTGGTTGGCCCATGGAATATATGGACGCTATATTGGCTCCATATAAAGATACACCAAAGCGTGATCTAATCCTATTCCCACATCGTATAGCACCAGAAAAACAGGTTGATATTTTTAAAGACTTGGCCACACACTTGCCTCAATATGAATTTGTTGTTTGCCAAGAACAAAACTTAACCAAACAAGAATATCATAAACTATTGGCCCAGGCTAAAATAGTATTTTCAGCAAATCTACAGGAAACATTAGGTATTAGTTGTTATGAAGGCTGCGTACTTGATGCTATTCCCATGGTACCAGATCGACTAAGTTATAAAGAAATGTATTTTGACGTATTCAAATATGCTACTGAAATGACTGAAGATTGGGAAAGATACACTGTACATAGACATAAACTTTGTTATACCATAATACAACATATGGATAATTATGATATGCGGCTAAAACTCATACAACAACAAAAGGAGAGCCTCAGTGAACGATTCTTCACAGCCCAAGGACTTTACGATAACCTCAACTGATACTACACAAGATAATAGTTTTACAATCACTTTAGATGATTTGAAATCTATTGATCTTAATAGTTATATTACTATGAATAGTTCTGGTTCAGATACTATTACATTGACTGGAACTGGTGGTACTACTAGTAATTATATATGGCCTACTCTTGGCACTGATCAAATTGCTACATTAACTACAGGACAGATTGGCGCCATTGATCCTAGTACTTGGGCTACCATACAACCTTGGAACCCTGTTCCCTTTAAGGATAACTGGCCAGAATGGTTTAAAGTACAAAATATGCGTAAGCAATATCCCAGTCTGGACCGAGCCCTAACTCAACTTGAAACTGTTTATAACCTAGTTAAAGATGATTATGATAATCCAACGCCTAAAAGATAAACTCAACCAACTTATGGTCCGTTTAGATCGTAAGCGTATTATCCTAGATAGACAAAGTGAGGAACCATATCTTGTTCGTTATTATGTGTTCTTAAAAGATCGTAAGCGGTTTCCTTTCAACATTTTTGTACATAAGTTTCTCAAGAGTGATCCAGACGATGTACACGATCACCCTTGGCCTTATTTTACATTGATACTTCGTGGTGGTTACTATGAATACGTTCCTATATTCGATTCTAATGAAAAGAAGGTCGGAGAAAATAAGCATTGGAGAGGACCTGGTCATTTCCGCTATAATCATTCTCATAGTTTTCATCGTATAGAATTAAAACAAGATGTAGAATGTTGGACTATGTTTATGCCCGGTCCACAGCGTAAGGAATGGGGATTTTTAGTAGATAATAAATGGATACCAAATGAGCAATACTTTCAACTCCGCAAATCAAATACTTAAAATCACTAATGGTTCAGCAGGATGGGTCAGTAACGATAATGGCTATACTATCAGTCCAAATGTCACATTCAATAATGATTCTTCATCCTTAGAAGTCAAGGGTAAGATCATACATAATGGTAGAGACTTGGAAGAAAGATTACAAACTATAGAACAAGTATTACAGATTCCAGAACGTGATATAGAATTAGAAAAGAAATGTCCTAAACTTAAACGATTATTTGAAGAGTATATTAAAGAATTAAGCAAACGCCGTATGTGGGAAGAGCTAAAAAAATGAATAGAGACGAAGATTTAAAACGGATGAAAGAATTGTTTGAACCTATTGACAAAACTATCATGATGTGCGATAATGTTAATGATTTATTAATGATGGCCAGTTGTATGATGGTAACTGCCAAATCCATTTATGATAATCATTTGGGTATAGAAAATCGTAAAAAGATGTTTAAGGATCTAACATGAATGACATGAATGACTTAGAAAGGGCATTAAATGAAAAAACTGTTCCATGGACAGAAATCGAGTTTAGAACTAAACACTTCTGGATCTTTAAAGACGCATATCCAGTTACCCCGGGGCATTTGTTATTTGTGCCTACCTATCAAACAACGGAATGCCTATATGCCTGCTTCCAAGCAGCATATCAATGGGGCTACGATGGCATCGACAACGAACGCTGGGACGGATTTAACATTGGCCAAAACTGTGGGACTGCTGCTGGTCAAACGGTAATGTATCCTCACGTACATATGATCCCACGTCGCACAGGTGATATGGCTGACCCAAGTGGTGGAATAAGACATGTTATCCCTGACCGAGGAAATTATAAAAATAAAAACATAGATCCTATTGTAGAAAGTGTTAACTGGTGAGTATAGAATTTATTAATTTTGGCCCTTGGCGTTATCCTAAATTTCAAGCTGAAGGATTTAGCAGTCAATTTTGTTGGTCTTTTGCCCAACGCTTCTGTAAAGGTGATGGGTTTGATATTGGATGTGGCCGTCCAGAATGGTGCCTTCCTGGTGCCCAAGGAATTGATCTAAAATATGAAGATGGGTATGATGCTTATAATTTACCAGATCGTCAGGTAGATTATATTTTTAGTAGTCATTGTTTAGAACACTTGCCTAATTGGGTCACTGCTCTAGATCATTGGACCACTAGATTAAAAAAGAATGGCATACTATTTTTATATCTACCTCACTATGATCAACAATATTGGCGTCCTTGGAATAATCCTAAACACGTTCATATCCTAACTTTTGAGCATATTTACGACTATTTACAGGATAGAAAATATGTTAACATACTACATGGACAAAAAGATTTAAACCATAGTTTTACAGTGGTAGCGGAGAAAATAATATAATGGATACCTTAATGAATAAAAAACTTGTAGAAGAAGCACCATATCATCCTGGATATGAATGTGCTGTTTTTTCGGATCCGTATGGAACTCCTTTGAGTAAAATCATTCGTGATCGTATTAAAAAGGGCGGTGGCAGATATTTTGCTGGTGATAATATTAGCGAATATATTGATGATGCCGAACGTGAACTATTAGTCGATGAATTAACTACTAAATTTGAGGGTGTATTGGATAGTTTGATCATTGATAGACAGAATGATCCAAATAGTCATAATACTGCTCGTAGATTGGCTAAAATGTATGTATATGAGATCATGAGTGGGCGCTATGAGCCTAGACCAGATGCCACAGCGTTTCCTAATAATACGGAGGAAAGATATGAGGGTATGTTGGTGGTTCGTAGTGAATTGCGTAGTATGTGTAGTCATCATCACCAGCCCGTTAATGGTGTTGCTTATATTGGCATTATTGCCGCTCAAAAACTTATTGGACTATCAAAGTACACACGCATCGCACAATGGTGTGCCCGTAGAGGAACTCTCCAGGAGGAACTTTGTAATGATATTGCTAGGGAAATTGAACTAGCAACTGGTGCTAAAGACTTAGGCGTATATATACAAGCCACACACGGATGTTGTGAAAACAGGGGCATTATGGCACATAGTAGCCTTACACAAACCACTGTACTAAAGGGTGCTTTCAAAAATGATGCTGGCACTAAAAAAGAATTTATGGATAATATTAAACTACAACAGGAATTTGCGCCAAGATGAGAAAGAAAATATTATACACACTGGAAAAACATTTCCAAAGCCAAATAGATAGACATCGCATTAACATAGAAGTTATGCTAGAAAATCCTAGAGCCATACACGATCATACAGATATTATGGCGGCTATAGAAAAAGAAATCGCTCATATGTCCGAATATGAGGATAAGTTAAACATATTAGCAAATTATTTTACTAATGAAGGAGAATTTGATTATGACGACAGATAATAAACCCAAAGGAACTTGTGGATGTGGCCGTAGCCCAACTGGCAACTGTATTGGCTGGCACAACCTAACAGAAGCAGCATATCAGGCTAAATTGGCAGAATACCAAGCAAAACAAAATACTACACAACAAAAATGAGAAAGTTAAAACGTTGGATAAGACAGTGGCTTAACGATGATTCGATAAGTTTAAGTAAGGAGTCCCCTCAACTTTTAGTATCAGATAGCGAAAGTTTATGTGCTGACCCTGTGCTTAACTTTAAAGTGTATAACGCTGTTGGTGGTAAGGTAGTTGAGTTTAGGTATTATGATCGTGGTAAAGATCGTAATCATAACCAAACTTATATTATCACCAATGATCAAGACTTTGGAGAACGCATTGCTAAAATCGCCACATTGGAAAGTTTAAAGACATGACACCAGAAACTCCAGCACAGGGCATTTTACGAATAAACGACTGGGGCAGTAGCAAAATGTATCAGGCTGTGTGTAATTGCGGAGATGATACTCATACCCATGTTATTGACATTGAAGCAGATGATAGTGATGTCACAGTAACTGTCTATACTAATACTAAAACAAACTTTTGGAGTAAGGATAGATGGAGTCATATTTTTAAACTACTGTTCACTGGATATGTTAGTAGAGAAAGTCATCTTATTCTTTCCAAACAGGCAGCATTAAACTATGCTAGTGTGTTACAATCTGCTATTAAAGATGTGGAAACTTTTAGAGAACAAAATGTCAAAATTAAAAATAAGTGAACTATTTTATAGTATCCAAGGTGAAGGTAGGTTTATGGGTGTGCCCAGTGTGTTCTTACGCACATTTGGCTGTAACTTTACCTGTGATGGATTTGGTATGCCCAGAGGAGAACGTAGCAACGAACGTGACTTGGCAGCAGATCGTATTATAGAATTTAAAACATATAAAGACCTTCCCCTAGTACACACAGGCTGTGACAGTTATGCTAGCTGGGATCCAAGGTTTAAAGACTTTAGTCCAGTACTTGACAGTGCCAGCATAGCAGAAACTATTGTAGGCTTGTTGCCCTTTAAGCGATGGACCAGAGAACATCTTGTTATTACAGGTGGTGAGCCCTTATTAGGTTGGCAACGTAGTTATCCTGACCTATTAGAACATGCGTTCATGCAGCCTTTGAAACAACTAACTTTTGAAACTAATGGTACTCAAAAACTAACACCAGAGTTCAAACAATATTTGACGGAATGGAGTGATTGGACTGATCGTGAAGTTACTTTCAGTGTCAGTGCTAAACTTCCAGGTAGTGGTGAACTATGGGAAGAAGCAATACTGCCCAATGTAGTATGTGAATATGAAGAAGTTGGACACGTATATCTTAAGTTTGTAGTGGCTACAGAAGTAGATGTGGAAGATGCTCTTAAGGCCAGTTTAGAATATAGAAAGGCTGGATTCAAAGGCGATATCTATCTTATGCCAGTAGGTGGTGTAGAAAGCGTATATACTATGAACAATCGTCGTGTAGCCGAGTTGGCTATGCAGTGCGGTCTTCGTTACAGTGACAGACTACAAGTACCTTTGTTCAAGAACGAATGGGGAACCTAATGCAGAAAAGTTTGTTAGAAATATTTTTAAATGACCTAACCTTACATTGTGACAAATACTTACCCTACTTTCCAGTGTATGAACAGTATTTTAGTAGGTATAGAAATACTGACCTAACCTTTGTAGAAGTTGGCGTACAGGGTGGTGGTAGCTTACAGATGTGGCGTCAATACTTTGGCAATAAGGCACGAGTTATTGGTATGGACATTGATCCAGAAATCCTTAATCGTCGTGCTGAGAATGTGGAAATGTTTGTAGGTGATCAGGGTAATATAGACTTTTGGAATGAAGTATTACCTAAAGTTGGTACTATTGATGTTTTCTTGGATGATGGCAGTCATCAAATGCAGCATCAAATTGATACTATGATCAAAGTATGGCCTCATATTAGATTAGGTGGTGTGTATATGGTAGAGGATACACATACCAGCTATTATTTAGATTGGGGTAATGGACTATTACACGGTCACACTTTTATGGAATATAGCAAAAAGTTGATTGATATTGTCAATTTAAATCATTGGCAAGGTATGATTACTCCAGAGACTGATTTTATTATGCGTACATTTGGTGATATTGGTAGTGTGCAATTCAATAATAGTATGGTTACATTTACCAAAGGTCAGCCAAAATGGATCAGACCAAATCCATATCCAAATCCTTTAGGCTAATATGAAAAAAATATTAAGACGTATATTTGGCATTGATGAGATGGAACGTGCCATTGCAGAGACACGTGCCATTGCTCAGGCTGCTGAAGAAGAACGACAACGTGCGGAAAAAGCGGCTGAAGAAGCTAAGGCCAAAGAGGAAGAAGCTAAACTAAGCCCAAAAGAACGTGCCACATTTCATAAGCAGCCTTGGGTCAGTGTGTTAGATACACACGTCAACAAAGATAATATCCGAAATGGCTTTTTTGAGCTTGACTGGAACGAGTATTTTATAGTAGAATTAAAGCGTAATGGATACGGTTTGGATGGTGATCCAGAAGAGGAAATTGTGGACCGCTGGTTTCGTGACATCGTACGCAATATATTAGCCGAAGAAGGTCAGGATATTACCAGAGGTGCAGGATTTATTAACGTAACTAAACTTAATGATACTAAATCTGAGGTAAAATGACCTACATTTTGATTGATACTGCCAATACGTTCTTCCGTAGCCGTCACGTTATCAACGGTTCGACTGATATTAAACTGGGTATGGCATTCCATATTACACTAAACAGTATCAAAAAGGCTTGGAACGACTTTGATGGTAGTCATCTTGTGTTCTGTTTGGAGGGTCGTAGCTGGCGTAAGGACTATTATGAGCCCTACAAGCGTAATCGTGCTGAGGCTCGTGCGGCTGCTAGCGAACGTGAGCAAGAAGAAGATCGTATTTTTTGGGAAGCCTTTGATACTTTTAAGGAGTTCTTAATTGAGAAAACGAATGCCACGGTTCTTCAACATCCCAATCTTGAGGCTGACGATCTTATTGCTGGCTTTATTCAAA